TGTGTGCATGTATAATTGTTCATATATCCCTATTAATAACATTAGATCCTTTTCAGATGTGATGTATGTCCTTTGTTGTGGTACCGGTGTGGGATTCTCATGTGAATCAAGTGTAGTAAACGAGCTACCTGAAGTTCCAGAGGATATCATACGAGATCACGAAATGATTATCACAGTTCCGGATTCAAGAGAAGGGTGGGCAGATTCTTATAGACTACTGCTCGCTAATCTTTACTCTGGAATTCATCCTACATGGGACACAAGCTGCATCAGACCAGCAGGTGCCAGACTTAAGACCTTTGGTGGTAGATCCAGTGGCCCAGAGCCTCTAGAAAAGCTGTTCAGGTATATAGTAAAGGTATTTGATAAGGCTAAGGGACGCAGGTTATCATCCCTTGAGGTTCATGATATTATATGTATGACAGGTGAGATCGTAATAGCTGGTGCTGTACGCAGGTCAGCTCTCATATCTCTCAGTGATCTACATGATCGAGAGATGGCTACTGCTAAGTCAGGGCCGTGGTGGGAAAGTGCTGGTCATCGTAGACTGAGTAATAACTCGGCAGTTTATGATACTAAGCCCTCTCTGTCACAGTTCGTTGATGAGTGGTCGGCTATGTATAACTCTCGCTCTGGTGAGAGGGGTATCTGTAACCGAGAGGCTTTGTCTATGCTTGCTGAGAGATCAGGAAGAGAAGTAGAAGGAATAGACTTTGGTACTAACCCATGTTCAGAGATTATCCTACGTCCTAAACAGTTCTGTAACTTGACAGAAGTTGTAGTGCGGGCTAATGATGACCTTGAATCCTTGTCTGCCAAGGTGGCATACGCTACTATCCTTGGTACTATTCAATCTGCCTGTACTAAGTTTTCTTACTTAGATGATGACTGGCAAAAGAATTGTGAAGAAGAACGTCTACTTGGTGTATCCTTTACAGGTATCTACGACAATGGTTTGATGTGTGGGTTGTCTGGAAACCCCAAGCTTCGTTGGACTCTTCAGAAGCTGAAGGATGTTGCCCAAGAAACCAACCTTGTGTGGGCTGAAAGGCTTGGCATTAGCCCAAGCAAGGCTATTACATGCTGCAAGCCCAGTGGTACGACCTCTTGTGTTGCTGGAACATCTTCCGGTATGCATCCTAGGTACTCAATGTACTATATCCGAAGAGCACGTATTGATATGAAGGATCCTATCTGTCAATTCATGGTAGATCAGGGGGTTCCTCATGAGCCTTGCGTAGCTACTCCAGATAAGACTATGGTCTTCAGTTTCCCTATTGCATCGCCCACAGGGTGTGTAACCCAAGAAGAAATTGATCCTATTAAACACCTTGATTTATGGCTTGAGTATCAAAAGACTTGGTGTGACCATAAGCCTAGTATTACTGTGTCTTATACCGATGACAGTTTCCTTGAAACCGGTCAATGGGTATGGACTAATTGGGATTACGTGAGCGGAGTGTCGTTCCTTCCCTATGATAATAATGTATATGATCAGGCTCCGTTTGAGTCTATTAACAAAGCTGAGTATGATCGTATGCTAGAACAAATGCCTACATCTATTAACTGGGATGAACTATCTGAGTATGAAACCAAGGATATGACAACCAGTTCTCAAGAACTTGCCTGCCATGGTGGGGCTTGTGAAGTTGTAGATATTACGGAGAACGTTTATGCAACATAATTTTGAAACAATCAAACGTAAGATTCAGATGGGTGGGCAAGTACTGCCCGCAGAAATTGTTCTTTGCGTGAGAGAATTATTAGTACAGTTAGGAAATGTTCAGGAGAGACTTGATGGATTGGAAGCAGCTACCAAGAGTGGACAGAGAAGTAGTTCAGTACCTAAAGGAAAAGTTTCCAAGTCCAAAGTACGATCCGAAGGCGACGAATGATGAACTCGTTCGCCTCCTTTCAATTCATTGTGGTCACGAAGAAGCTATCACAGCTTTAGAACAAGTGATCTTATTGCAAACAAAAGGAGGTTGATATGGGTAGTTGGAATCCTATTAGTTGGATAGAGGAAGCTGTGGAAGCTGTAATCGATTTCGGTGAGGAAGTAGTTGGAGAAGTTGGAGAAGTCTTTGAGGAAGGTTGGAATACTGCAACAGGTCTCGCTGAGGAGGCGTGGGAGGGAGTGACAACACTAGCCTCTGAAGTTACTGGTATTGAAGAAATTCATCCGGATTATGAAGAGCAGCAGATTGCCGAAGCTGAAGCAGCCTATGCTGCGGAGATGGCGACACTTCAAGCCAAACTTAAGTCTTCGAATGCTGCGGATAGATTAGCTGCCGAACAACGAATGCAAGTTCTTAAGGGCCAACATAATAAATATATGAAGCAAGCTCAAAAGGACTATCTTAGAAAGAAAATTAAGGGTGGTGTTGAAAATAAGAAAGCACTCCAATTAAAAGAGGCTGAGATTGCTCAGAATCTAAAAGACGGGGAAGATTCTGTTACTTATGATAAGGATAAGATGAGTAAGATTGTTCAGTCTGCCAAACTAAACCCTACGATTCCCGCTTCTGATGCCCCTTCTCGTGGTGTCGGACCAACTGGTAGAGATACCGCCTTAAGGAGACCAAGCTAATGTATAGAAGACACCCTTTATTCTTTGGAGGTGGAGATATCTCAACAGGTCTTTCCATGGAAGACAGAGAAGCTTTGTTAAATAAAGAAAATCTTTTTGCCGAGGAAAGAGATATTAAGGCGAGAGAGTTTCAAATGGAAATGGAACGACAGCGTAAGGCTCAAGAGACAGAGATGGAAAAGCTTAGTAAGGTGCAAGAAGCAGAACGAGTAAGAAATATTGAAGAGCTTGAAAGAGCTGCTGCTGATTATGCTCCGTCCGAGACAGAGGCCGCTATGGTAGATCGTGATAGAAGAATTACTGGTATGTGGGGAGCTTTAGCTTCTTCTCAGGAACAACAAAATGAAGCCGAAGAAAACAGGCCGGAGTAGTAAACTATGTCAACTTTAGCAGATAGATTTAGAACACTTGATAGTCTTAGATCTAGTAAGTTAGAACGGGCTAGGTTTTGTTCCAGTTTAACAGTACCTTCTCTTCTTCCTCCAGAAGGATGGACTGAGCAAGACCAACTACCCCAACCCTACAGCTCTACTGCTGCTAGAGGTGTCACAGCTATGGCAAGCAGAATGCTTAGTGCTCTACTTCCTTTAAATGATTCCCCTTTCTTTAAGTTTGAACTATCGACTGGTATGCAGCCAGAGCCAGAAGTAGATTCTTTTCTTAGTAACTTGAGTTATCAGGTATATAATAAACTTAGTGGTGGAAACCTAAGAGAAACCATTTATCAATTACTACAACATCTTATTGTGGTAGGTGATGTCATGCTTATCATGGAAGATGATATGAATTATCGCATAGTACGTATTGACCGCTTTGTTGTTCGTCGTAATGTATATGGTGATGTTGAGGAATTAATCTACAAAGAGTATGAAACTCTCGATGAGGAGATGGATAGTGCAGAACTATTTACTTCTTCATTAGACATGGATAGTCGTAATGGTTATCGTCCTTTATATACTAAAGTATGTAAGATGGGTGATACTTGGGAATCCCGAACCGAAGATAAGGATGGGGGTGTTGTTAACTCAGGTGACTACACTGTTCCTCCTTTCGTAGTTCTACGATGGGCTGGTATACCGGGTGAAAACTATGGCCGTAGCCATTGTGAAGATCTGATTGGAGACATCAAAACTCTTGAAGGATTTACTGAAGGTTTGATTAATGGTATTACAGCATCCTCTGTCTTTTGGATGGCTGTTGATCCTACTGGTATGGCTGAGGTAGATGATATCAATGGTACGCCTACTGGTGGGTGGATTGGAGCAAGACCTAATGAGGTGCATGTTGTATCCCCTGCTACTACAATGAATCCACAGATTGGGCATACCCAAGCTGGTGTTAATATCCTTCGTCAGGAATTAGGGCGTGCTTTCCTTCTGGATAGTGCTAGCATTCCTCAGGGTGAGCGTGTTACTGCCACAGCGGTTCGGATGATTGGTCAGGAATTAGAGCACGTCTTAGGCGGAGCTTTCTCTGCAATAGCCAGAGATCTAATGCAACCTATTGTATCTAGGACTGTATTCTTGATGATATCAAACGGAGAAGTTGATCAACGACTATCAGAAATGTTTAGTTCAGAAGAAGGTCTCCTTAATGTTGAGATCGTAACTGGACTTCAAGCCCTAAGTAGAGACTCTGATCTTCAGAAGCTTATGCAAATGGGTGAGATGGTTAGAAATCTTCCAGAACCTGCCGCAGCTATGTTCCGGTGGGATGAGTATGGTAAAGCCTTAATCACGGCCTTAGGATTTAACTCAGATCTTTGGGTTAAGACCGAAGAACAAGTAAAGGAAGAACAACTTAAACTTGCTCAAGCACAAGGTCAGATCCAAGGTACTCAACAAAATGAAATAGCAGCCAATCAAATGGCACAACAAGTTATGGCCCAAGCAGCTCAACAAGACTTAGAGCAAACCGGTGGGGCTGGAATTCAGCAAGCAATGCAGCAGATGCAAGGAGTATAATAAATGCCTATCACAACAGATTCACAGAAAGCAGGCGTGGGTAAAACAACCACACAAGGTGTAACAGTATTTGAAACTGCTCCATCAACTGCTATAGCCTCTAGTACAAATAAAATAGCAACTGATAAACTTTCTAGTAATGCTATAAATGTAAAAGGTACACCTGCTAGTGGAGGTGTTACAGTTCTTGCTGGTGTGGATATCAAGACAGCCTTTACTTCTAGTGGTACAGTAGGTACTGGTGCAACCAATACTTTTTCTATGCATACTGCTAAAGCAACTCTTGAAGCTGCTCTAGAACCTGATCCCACCATAACTATTACTTCTTCTTCTGATAATACTGTAAGAACTTATACTAGAAATCTTAGTGGCGAGGTAGGTTCCTTTGTTATTGAGTTTGATGAGGGTGCTGCTCTTGCTCAGACCATTACTGTAAATGCTCTTAAGCCGGATGGTACCACTATTACTAGAACATTCGAGGGTACTGCTGTTGGTTCCACCAATGGAGTGATGATAGGCTCAAACGTAGGCTTTGCTATTTGGGATACCCTTGCTGCATCAGATAGTGCTAAGTCTGAAGACGCTGCTGCAAACTTAAGAGCTGCTATGTTATCTGCCAATGGTTTTGGTGATGCTGCTAATGGCGATCATCTTGATGTCTATGCTAATGTAGCTAGTGAGGCTGCTGGTGCTGCTATTGATCTTGGTAAAGTATGTGTATATCAGAGAGTACCCGGTACTGCTGGTAACACAGCCCTGACTTCTACAGCTACGGCTGCCACAACGACAATTATAGGTACTGCGGCTTTGGATGATGAAGATGGTACAAACTTTATATTAACAAATACTGATGGTACAACTGTAACCTTCCACACAGATCCTACTAAGAACTTTGGTGATACCTCGTCCGATGGAGGTACACTCACATGGGAACTTAATACCAGAGATATTGATAGCGTCAGAAAAGCTACACAGGCTCTCTACATAGCTTGTAAAACCGCAATAGACGCGGGCGAATTGAAATGTACAATTTCTCCTACTACTGTTGATACCATCGCTGATGAAACACAAGCAGATTTTACACTAACTCAAACTGTTACCGGAGCTGCTGGTAATACATCTCATACTTTAGTAACTGGTGTTACGGCTAGTGGTGAAACTGCCTTTACTGGCGGCATTGCTTTCGATGATGGTTTAAGTACTAATGTTCCTGCTAACTTTACAGGTGGTCTAGCTACTACTCACTCTCATGCAGCTGGTGAATTCAATTGTGGTCATAGTCCTCAGTGGGCAGCTTATGACCTTGCTACTTTGATTAATGATTCAGCTAATGGATCTCCGGGTATTACTGCTGTGTCTGTTAATAATAGAGTTACGTGTACAAACACAGCCTTAGGTACCATAGGAAATAGCTCGGCAATTTCTTACAACAGTACTTTCCCCAATATTACTTCTGTTCTTCCGGCTGGTAAATTCTCAGGTGCGGTCGCTCCAATACCTTGTAACTTTGGTTACGAGCAATC